TTTGCCTCTGTTTATCCTACTATTTCTTCTGGACAAAGCACGAAGGTAATTATTGTATCCACACCACGTGGTATGAATCATTTCTACCGCATGTGGCACGATGCTGAGAGGAATAGGAATGAATATGTACCTACAGATGTTCATTGGTCCGAAGTACCTGGTAGAGATACTGCCTGGAAGGAGCAAACGATCGCTAACACATCAGAACAACAGTTCAAAGTTGAGTTTGAGTGTGAGTTTTTAGGGTCTGTTAATACTCTTATCAATCCTTCTAAACTGAGGAATCTTGTTTATGAAGATCCGATCAAACGAAATGCTGGTCTTGACATATATGAAGAACCAAAGGAAGAGAATAATTATTTGATAACCGTTGACGTTGCTCGTGGACTTGGAAATGATTATTCAGCATTCATTGTTTTTGATATTACAGAATTTCCATATAAAATTGTTGCTAAGTATCGGAATAATGAGATTAAACCAATGCTATTTCCAAGTATTATACATGAAGTTGCCAAAGGATATAATGATGCTTGGTTACTAGTAGAGGTTAATGATATTGGAGATCAGGTTGCAAATATTCTTCATTTTGATTTAGAATATGATAATGTTTTAATGTGTGCGATGCGTGGTCGTGCTGGTCAGATTGTAGGTTCTGGATTTAGTGGTAAGAAATCTCAATTAGGTGTGAGAATGACCGCTGCTGTCAAGAAGTTGGGATGCTCTAACTTAAAGACTCTATTAGAAGATGATAAGTTACTAACAGTTGATTATGATATCATTTCAGAATTAACAACTTTTGCTCAGAGACATAATTCTTTTGAGGCAGAAGAAGGTTGTAATGATGACTTAGCAATGTGCCTTGTAATTTTCTCTTGGTTAGTTGCTCAAGATTATTTTAAAGAAATGACGGACAATGATGTCCGTAAAAGAATATATGAAGAACAAAAAAATCAAATTGAACAAGATATGTCACCATTTGGATTTATATCTGATGGTTTTGAAAATATTGGTGGTAGTTTTACTGATCAAGATGGAGATAGATGGCATTTAGATGAATATGGAGATACATCCTACATGTGGGACTATCGATAAATGGATTTAGATGATCAGTTTGAACTTGAACACTTGTTTCTTAGTGAAAGAAAGTGTAGATCTTGTAATATAAGAAAAAATTTAATTGACTCTTTTTACAGAATAAGAAAAAATAATACAATGTCTTCATCTTATTCATATGAATGTAAGGAATGTACGATAAAGAGAATCAAAGAGTCCAGAAAAAGAAAAGCATACTGTTCTGTGTGGGAATATCCAGATTGGTAGATGTTCATGCGTTGTTTCCCCATTGGAAATACCCTTTTTAATAAATATTTTTAGAATAATTCTGGACTTGTAGGAGAATTAAGATGCCTCTAAATTTAGCATCTCCTGGAATTGTAGTAAGAGAGGTTGATTTAACAGTTGGTAGAGTAAATGCAGCATCAAATAAAGTAGGTGCTATTGTTGCTCCATTTGCAAAGGGACCTGTTAATTTACCAATACTTGTTGAAACCGAGCAAGACTTACTCAACAATTTTGGGGAACCATACGCAACCGACAAACACTATGAGCACTGGATGGTTGCTTCTTCATACCTATCTTATGGTGGTGCTCTTAGAGTTGTAAGAGCGGACGACAACGATCTTAAAAACGGTTTTGCTGGCGCTGCTAGCAGCATCAAAATCAATAGTTTAGATGATTATAATAATAAAGGTTATGATACTTCAACCATCACAGACGTAACTGTTGCGGCAAGAGAACCAGGTTCTTGGTCAAACGGAATTAAAGTTGCTTTAATTGATGCTAAAGCAGATCAAGTTTTACTTGGAGTATCAACCAATGTTAACTTGGCAAATATTCAAGTTGGTTATGGTGTAACACAAGCAATCTCTTCTATTCTCCCTGGAGCAGGTACGACTTCTGTTCTTGATGGTCATCTAAAAGGTATTATTACTGAGGTTTCTGGAACAAGAGTATCAGTAAAGGTTCTGTCGCATGTATCAGCAGCAGGAACTGAAACCGCTGTAGATTATCAATCAGCTGGTGTTTATGCGTTCTCCGGATCGGGAACAGTTGCTATTCACACTAATGGTCAATCAGTTGCTACTGGCACAACTTCATATACTTCTCAATTAGATTGGTTTGATCAGCAAATAATTACACTTTCAAACTCAGTAATTTCTTGGAATAATATCGCTGATCGTCCATCAACTTCAACTTTTGCTGCGGCAAGAAGTTCAAGATTTGATGAAGTTCATGTTGTTGTAATTGATGATAAAGGAGAAGTAACGGGAAATGCAGGAACAATTCTTGAAAAGCACCTTTCACTCTCAAAAGCAAAAGATGCTGAGTTTTCAGTTGGTTCTCCATCTTATTGGAGAAAGTACCTCGCAACTAATTCAGAGTACATTTTTGGTGGAAGTTCCCCAGCAGGAATTGTCACTTCTTCCTATAGTTCTGGATTTACCCTTTCATCAGATGTAAATTGGGATCAAGATGCTCAAGGTGTTAACTATGCTACAACTGGAGCAACTACTGTAACTTTAGAGGGTGGATTAAATTATAATGGTCAAACTGGAGTTTCAACTTCTGGAGCGTTCTCAGTTAGCCTATCTGGTTTAGTTTCTGGTTACGAACTATTTGAAAATACAGATCAATATCAAGCAGACTTTCTGATTATGGGATCTGCCAATTACGCAAAAGAGACCGCACAGGCACTTGCCAATAAGTTGATCTCTGTTGCTGAAATTAGAAAAGATGCTGTTGCCTTTATTTCACCTTTCAGACTTGCGTTCTTGAATGATACTTCAGCAGGATCAGTAACAGTTAACTCTGATTCTACAATTACAGATAATGTAATTAGTTTCTATGCCCCTGTAACTCCATCATCATTCGCAGTATTTGATAGTGGTTACAAGTATATGTACGACAGATTTGCCGATACATTTAGATATGTTCCACTAAACGGTGATATTGCTGGATTATGTGCCAGAAATGATATCAACAACTTCCCATGGTTCTCACCAGCGGGAACAACAAGAGGTGCAATCTTAAATGCTGTTAAATTAGCATACAATCCAAGTAAAACTCAAAGAGATAAACTTTATTCAAATAGAGTCAATCCAGTGATCTTCTCACCTGGAGCAGGAATTACCCTTTTCGGCGATAAGACCGCACTTGGTAAATCATCAGCATTTGACAGAATTAATGTTCGTAGATTGTTCATCTATCTTGAAAATGCCATCTCTGCAGCAGCAAGAGATCAAATGTTTGAATTCAATGATGAAATCACTAGAACAAATTTTACAAATAGTATTGAACCTTTCCTCCGTGATGTTCAGGCAAAGAGAGGTCTTTTCGACTTCCGCGTTATTTGTGATGAAACAAATAACACTGCTGCTGTTATTGATAATAATGAGTTTGTGGCAGATATCTTCATCAAGCCAGCAAGATCAATTAACTTCATTGGTCTTACTTTTGTTGCCACCAGAACTGGTGTTTCGTTCGATGAAATAGTCGGTACTGTTTAATTTAATTAGAGGAACTAAAAGCCATGGCAGAACAATTTAATAGACCCCCACTAAGAACAATCACCGGTTTCAAAAGTAAACTGGTTGGTGGTGGAGCAAGACCCAATCTATTTGAAGTAGAACTCGCTTTTCCAGATGATTTAGCAATTGAAAATGATGTAAAAGAAAAGGCAAGATTTTTAGTAAAATCAGCTGCTCTTCCTGCTTCTAATATTACCCCAATTGAAGTTAACTTTAGAGGTAGAATTTTAAAAATTGCTGGTGATAGAACCTTTGATACCTGGACCGTTACCGTTATCAATGATACCGACTTTATCATTCGCTCTGCGTTTGAAAAATGGATGAACTCCATTAACAAACTGACCGATGCTACTGGTCTTAGTAATCCAGTAGATTATCAGGCAGATGCCTTTGTTCACCAGTTAGATCGTGATGGATCAACTCTTAGAACTTATAAGTTCTATGATGTGTTCCCAACAAACATCAGTCAAATTGATCTTTCATATGAAACGACCGATACCATTGAAGAATTTACTGTTGAACTACAAGTTCAGTGGTGGGAAGCAATTAAGGGTGTTGGTACTAACGCTGGAGGAGAATCCATCAGCTAATAAATAGAGTATAATAAAGACAGTTAACAGATTATAATGGCAAAACTTTTTGGTTTTTCTATTGAAGACGATACCACAAAACCCGACTCTGTAGTTTCCCCCGTTCCCAAAAGTGATGAGGACGGGGTTGACTATTTTATTCAGTCGGGTTTTTATGGTCAATATGTAGATATTGAAGGCGTTTATAGAACTGAGTATGATTTAATTAAGAGATATCGTGAAATGGCATTACATCCTGAGTGTGATAATGCCATTGAAGATGTTGTCAATGAAGCAATTGTTAGTGATCTTTATGATTCTCCAATTGAAATCGAATTATCAAATTTGAATGCTAGCGAAAAAATCAAAAGTGTAATTCGCCAAGAATTTAGATATATTAAGGAACTCATGGACTTTGACAGAAAGTGCCATGAGATTTTTAGAAATTGGTACGTTGACGGAAGACTATTTTATTTAAAAGTTATTGATGTTAAAAGACCTGAAGATGGTATTCAAGAGATCAGATATATTGATCCAATGAAAATGAAAGCCGTAAGGCAAATGAAAAAAGAACCTAATGATGGTAGAAATAATTCTCTCGTTAAATCAGCAAACGATGAGGTAAATATTCTTCATCCAGAAATTGAAGAATACTATGTTTATACTCCAAATCCAAGTTATCCACTAGGATCTTTTTCTCCAAGAAATAGTCAATCGCAAAAATCAGTTAAGATTGCTAAAGATTCTATTACTTATTGTACCTCTGGTCTTGTAGACAGAAATAAGGGAACAGTTCTTTCGTATCTTCATAAAGCAATCAAAGCACTCAATCAACTAAGAATGATCGAGGATTCTCTTGTTATTTACAGATTATCAAGAGCACCAGAAAGAAGAATATTCTATATTGACGTTGGTAATCTCCCAAAAGTAAAAGCTGAGCAATACCTCAAAGAGGTTATGTCTCGCTATAGAAATAAACTTGTTTATGATGCGAACACTGGAGAAGTTCGTGATGATCGTAAGTTTATGAGTATGCTTGAAGATTTCTGGTTACCAAGAAGAGAAGGTGGTCGTGGTACAGAAATTACCACACTTCCTGGTGGTCAAAATCTTGGAGAACTTTCTGATATTGAATATTTCCAGAAAAAACTGTATAGAGCACTTGGAGTTCCAGAATCAAGAATCGCAAGTGATGGTGGATTTAATCTCGGACGCTCTTCAGAAATTTTAAGAGATGAACTTAAGTTCTCAAAATTTGTTGGGAGACTTAGAAAGCGTTTTGCCAACATGTTTAATGATATGTTGAGAACTCAATTGATTCTAAAAAATATCATTACCCCAGAAGACTGGGAAAAAATGTCAGATCATATTCAATATGATTTCTTATACGACAATCAATTTGCGGAATTGAAAGAATCTGAATTAATGAACGAAAGACTTGGTCTTACCGCAACAATTGAACCTTATATTGGAAAATATTTTTCAGTTGAATATGTCAGAAAGAAAATTCTTAGACAGAGTGATGCTGAGATAATTGATATTGACAATCAAATTAAACGTGAGATTAAAGACGGAATTATTCCAGATCCAAATTCTATTGACCCAATAACTGGAGAACCACTACCTCAACAAGGTGAAATGGATCCATTGGGAGAAGTTCCACAAGAACCAAATCTTGATAAACAGGCATCGGTTACAGATGCTCAACTTCAAAAAGATGCTAAAAAGGCTGAGATATAAATAAAATATACCGTTATATAAAATTTTTATGGAAGATATTGTCAACTTGATTGCAACCGATTCTTCTGCTTCTGAAATTACCGACAAAATTAAAGAAGTCTTATTTGGGAAAGCTGCTGAGAAAATTGATGCCCTTCGTCCTGAAGTTGCAAACTCTATGTTCGGTGAAACTGAAGAAGTTGAATCAAACGAGGACGAAGAAGAATGACAACCAAAATTTTGGGAGATGAAATTAGTCTACCCACAACAACCGGAGCAGCAACTAGTTTTAGTTCGGCAACGGTTGTTCGTCTTGTAAATACCGATACTAGTGCCAGAGTTGTTTCAATTGTTGAAACTCAAAGTGGAACTGGTATTGGATCAATGACAATGCCAGGTGGATCTGTTGAATTTCTCATTAAAACCGCAAGTCACTGTGTTTTTGCTAGCAGTGCTTTAGTTAAAGGTACCAAAGTAGGATTTACAAATTAAAACAATGAAACTCATCACAGAAGAAATTCAAAAAGTAGAATTTGTTGTAGAAGGTAAGGGTTCTGCTAAGAAAATGTATATTGAAGGAATTTTCCTTCAAGGTGATATCTGCAATCGTAACGGCAGAATGTACCCTATGGATACTCTTTCACGTGAAGTAAAGAGATATACCGAAACTTTTGTCAATAAAGGTCGTGCTCTTGGTGAACTTGGACATCCGGATGGTCCAACTGTAAATCTAGATCGTGTTTCTCATAAAATTGTTTCATTAGAACAAAATGGAACAAACTTTAGAGGTAAAGCACAACTTCTTGAAACTCCTATGGGAAAAATCGCAAAATCTTTAATTGATGAGGGTGTTTGCCTAGGTGTTTCTTCTCGTGGTGTTGGTTCACTCAAGATGACCAATGAGGGTCATAAAGTTGTCGGTGAAGATTTCATGCTAGCAACTGCTGCTGATATTGTTGCTGATCCTTCTGCTCCTGACGCTTTTGTTCAGGGAATTATGGAAGGTAAGGAGTGGGTATGGGAAGGTGGTATTCTTCGTGAAAAACTCGCAGAATCTACAAAGCGTAGAATCAATACTCTTGTTAATCAAAAAAGACTTGAAGAGCATAAGTTAGATTTATTTAACGAATTTCTTTCAAATCTTTAAATTATAAATAAATATAGATTATAACAAAATCAAAACAAATGTCCGTTGGTAGCAATTTACAAGAAATGGAAAACGTAGTAACCAA